TCAGTGGCGACCTATCGTTTAACTCTGGCTACGGCTCTGCTGCTGTGGCCTACGGCTGTCGTGCTTGGGTGAACTTCAACGGTACGGGCACTGTAGCGATTCGGGCTAGTGGGAATGTGTCTAGCATAACGGATAACGGTACAGGCGATTACACGGTCAACTTTACGACAGCGATGCCGGATGCGAACTATGCGGTGGCTTGTATGGCGGGCGGAACTAGCAGTGTAGGCTGGTCACGTTTAGCTGATACGCCAGCGCCAACGACATCGGCGTACAGAATTTATGTTGCAAATTCCGGTGGAACTGCTTTGCTTGACGCCGCATTTGTTAACGTCGCAGTCTTCCGTTGAAAGGTAAACCATGAACTCCCGCATCATCTACCCCACCGACGATGGCGGCGTGGCCGTCATCATTCCAGCAGCCGAGTGCGGTCTGACGATTGAAGAGATCGCAGCCAAAGATGTGCCCGCAGGCAAGCCGTACCAGATCGTGGATGTCGCCGACATCTCGACCGACCGTACTTTCCGAGGAGCTTGGACATGGGCATCGTAATCGACATAACCAAAGCCAAGGCAATAGCCCACGATATGCGCCGTGCTGCGCGGGCGGCAGAGTTTGCGCCTTTGGACATTAAAGCGACCATCCCCAGCGAAGCTGCTGCGGCTGAAGCGGCTCGGGCATTGATCCGGGCTAAGTACGCAGGGATTCAAACAGACCTGGATGCTGCGGTTGATGTCGTTGAGCTGAAAAGCATCGTGGAGGCCGCACTGTGAGCATCGTAAAAGCAAACACCTACCAAGACGCCACCGGCGGCAGCAACGCTGTATTCAGTGGCGTGGCCTCGCCGCCTAATGGCATGGGGTTTCGCTCAAGAATAATTAATGGTGGGATGGCGGTTGACCAGCGCAATGCTGGGGCCGCACAAACCATTACAGCAGCAGCTGCTCTAGCCTACACAGTAGACAGGTGGTACGCATACTCCACAGGCGCAAACGTCACCGGGCAGCGTGTTGCCGGGGCTGGCGCTAACCAATACCGCTACCAGTTTACGGGTGCCGCCTCTGTCACCAAGATTGGTTTTGTGCAGCGTATTGAGGCATTAAACAGCTACGATTTAAACAACATCTCCGCGACCTTGTCTGTAGACCTTGCAAACTCTGTGCTGACTACGGTGACATGGGTGGCTTCTTATGCGAACACAACGGATACGTTTGGTTCTCTTGCCTCTCCAACAGTTACCCAGATCGCTACCGGAACTTTTACAGTCAACTCCACTGTGACCGGGTATAGCACCACGATTAGCATTCCGTCCGCAGCAACCACAGGACTGCAAATTGAGTTTTCTGTTGGAGCACAGACCAGCGGCACATGGACTATTGGTAACGTCCAGCTTGAAGCAGGCACTGTCGCCTCCCCGTTTGAGCGCAGGGACTACGGGCGTGAGCTGATGATGTGTCAGCGGTATTACCAAGTAGGAGACATCCATTTGTTAGCTGCTGGAACCAACAGTGGTGACGGTACTGTTTCTTTACCTGTTCAGATGCGGGCAAGCCCTACTTATACATACACAGACTCAGCCGGAACCGCTGATCGTTACACAGACAGTAGCGGTAACGGTTTGACCTTTGCCGTCAATGCAAACAACGTCAATGCATACCGATTCAGAGCGCAAGTAGCCTTGGCACGAACAGCTTCGTGGTGGGAATTTAATTACAGACTTTCAGTGGAGCTTTAATCATGTATCAACTTCTCCCCTCTGCCCCAATGGGCGCAGCAACCTGCATCAAACGCATTGCTGACAACGCCTTCATTCCTTTCGACCCCTCCAACACCGACTACCAGCAGTACCTCGCGTGGCTGGCTGAAGGCAACACGCCGCTGCCTGCTGAGGAATAATCATGGACACGATTGACATGACTGCCGCCAAGCTGATGACGCACGAAGAGATTTGCGCCGTCAGGTACGAGCAGATCAATGCTCGCTTAAAGCGCATCGAGGGCATCATCCTTAAAGTGGCGGGGGTAATGATTTTGTCAATGGCGGGCGTCATCTGGGCAAGTTTGCTGCGGCATTAACGCTGGCCCTCCTCGCGCAGCAGCCTCCACCAAAGCCGGTTGAGTACGAGTGCGTGCGGTGGATGTACGAAGACTATGTGAAGTTCAAAGTGGTTTGCTTGCAGTGGAGGAAGAGAAATGCTTGACTGGTTCTTTGCCTTCTTGCTTGCAAGCATTATTTTGGCGGCTGTACTGGCGTTGATTAAACTTGGATTTTGGGTGCTATGGATCCCATAACAGCATTCGCTGCCGCCCAGGCTGCGGTCGCTGGCATCCAGAAGGCCATCAAGCTAGGCAAGGACATCAACGGTCTGGTGGGTGAGTTCGGCAAGTTTTTTGACGCGAAGGATGTCGTCCAGAAGGCGGCTAACGACAAAGCCAAGAAGGGCCAGTCAGATACCGGCAAAGCAATGGAGATTGTCATGCAGGCCAACGCCCTGCGCGAAGCAGAGGAGCAGCTCAAGCATCAGCTTGTCTATGGCGGCTACCCTGAGCTGTGGGAGATGATGCTCAAAGAGCGGATGAAGATCAAACAAGCGCGGGCGACTGCTGAAAGAGCGGCGCTGATTGAACGCAAGCGCGTTGCGGGTCAGAGGCTTTTTATAGCTCAGATTGTTGGCGTTGTACTGACAGTGTCCATTCTTGGCACAATCGTTATTTTCATTATTAGACAGGCAACCCGTGACACCTGAACTCCAGAAATATTACGAAGAGCGCTTTAGTATGCTTTCCCAGCAGGGTTGGATCGACCTGATGGAGGATGTTGACAAGATGATAGAGTCTCTCAATAATATTGGCGCAATTGCAGACGAAAAGACTTTACACTTCAGGCGAGGTGAATTGTCAATTCTGATCTGGCTGAAAAACCTCAGAGGGGTCAGCGAACAGGCTTACGAGGAACTAAGTGAAAAGAATGTATGAATTTGTCTGCGAATGCGGACAACGCACAGAGTCATTGACAGATTATGAGTCGGTCAGTGTTATGTGCAGATGCGGGGGGTTCGCCTCCCGTGTCATCAGCGCACCAAGCATTAACTTGGAGGGGTGGTCTGGCGATTTTCCTTCTTCCTGGGGGAAATTTGACAAAAAGCACCGTGACAAGTTAGCGCAAGAGCGCAAAGCCAACGCATAAACAGCAATGTCGCGTTGATTCTCCTACAACCGAAAAGGCAGGAACCCGTATGTTGGTTGATAAAGAAAACGAAGAGCTTGGCGAGTTAGAAGTCGAAGAACAGAAGTCCGAACTTCCTGAGAAATACAGGTCGAAAAGTTTGGAAGACGTTGTGCGAATGCACCAGGAGGCTGAGAAGCTGATTGGTAAGCAGGCCCAGGAGGTCGGCGAAGTTCGCAGATTGGCTGACGAGCTCCTCAAGCAAAACCTCGAATCTAAGCAACCCGCTACACAAGTAGAGCCGGAAATAGATTTTTTTGAGAACCCGCAAAAGGCGGTGCAATCGACAATCGACAAGCATCCTGATGTGCTCGCCGCCAGACAAGCTGGCCTAGAGTTCAAAAAGATGCAGATTCAACAGAAGCTGTCAAAAGAGCATCCTGACTTCGCGCAAATCGTGAATGAATCAGGATTCCAAGAATGGGTAAAAGCATCACCCATTCGAGTTGGACTTTATGCTCGCGCTGATGGCGACTTTGACTACGATTCGGCGAATGAACTGCTGTCTACCTATAAAGAGTTGCGCGGCACCAAAGCTCAACAGTCCGAAAAAGCGTCAGACGCTACTCGAACCAAGAGCATGAAGGCGGCGCAAGTTGACGTAGGTGGAAGCGGCGAGAGTTCAAAAAGAGTTTATCGCAGGGCAGACCTGATCCGGCTCAAGATGACAGACCCGTCACGCTACGAGGCTTTGAACGAAGAAATTCTCACAGCTTACGCAGAAGGTCGGGTTCGGTGACCTAACTTTTTTGGAGAATTAACATGGCATATCCTACCCCGCAAGTAACTAACACTACCGCAGCAACCTTCATCCCTGAGATTTGGTCTGACGAGATCATTGCCAGCTACAAGAAAAATCTTGTGATGGCAAACCTTGTCATGAAGATGAATTTCAAGGGCAAAAAAGGTGATGTGGTGCATATCCCCGCACCCACCCGTGGCTCTGCATCTTTGAAGGCATCGTCTACGGCTGTCACCCTGATTGCTGATACCGAGTCCGAAGTGCAAGTGAGCATCAACCGCCACTTTGAGTACAGCCGTTTCATTGAAGACATCACCGAGGCACAAGCTCTGGCATCTCTGCGCCAGTTCTACACTGCTGACGCTGGTTACGCTTTGGCTCGCGCTGTGGATAGCGACCTGATCAACCTGGGTCGCTCGTCAAACGGTGGCGCTGGCACTAACGCCTACGCAACCGGCGCGTTCATTGGTGGTGACGGCACGACGGCTTACGTTGCTGCAAGCAACAACGAAACCGCTCTGACCGATGCTTCCATCCGTCGCACGATCCAGCGTCTGGACGACAACGACACTCCGATGGATCAGCGTTTCTTCATCATCCCGCCGTCGAGCCGTAACACGTTGATGGGTCTGGCTCGGTACACCGAGCAGGCGTTCGTGGGTGACGGCAACGCCATCCGCAACGGCGAGATCGGCAACCTGTACGGTATCCCTGTTTTCACCACTAGCAACGCTGACACCACTTCTGGTTCTGCCGCTGCGCGTGTGTGCTTGATGGGCCACCGCGACTCGATGGTGCTGGTTGAGCAGATCGCTGTTCGTTCGCAGACTCAGTACAAGCAGGATTACCTGTCCACGCTGTTTACTGCTGACACGCTGTACGGTGTTGCTGGTCTTCGTAACGCCGCAACTGTCGGCGCTGCTAAGTCGGCCTCGCTGTTTGCACTGGTTGTTCCGGCCTAATGAATCTCCCCCTGGCCACAAGCCGGGGGGCTTCTTTTTAAGGAGATATAAATGGCTGCTGCTACCGCTGTCACTTCCCGTCGCGGGAATGACCAGTTCCGGGGGATCTATTCGGATACCTGGGCTGTCTCTTGCACCTTGAACTCGGCCTCCGTGGCTGATCAAGGCGCTGCCACTGACACCGTAACCGTCCCTGGCGTTGCCTTGGGCGACATGGTGCTCGGTATGTCTGCTGGCGTGGACGAGGCGGGCCTTGTTCGCCGCGCCTACGTCTCGGCGGCTAACACCGTAACCATTGCTACCACTAACACCACTGGCGGCGCTGTCGATCTCGCATCGACAACCGTCAAACTGGTTGTGGCCCGCATGGTGTAAACAGCAGGGGGCCACAAGCCCCCTGTTTTTTAAGGATTTAAATGGCAACATTTCGCTGCCTTCAGAGTGGCAACACGGTGACTTTTACCCA